TCATTTTGGGGTTGGGAGGCTCTCCCTCGCGAAGATCGCCGAGGCCCGTTTGAGGATCTCGACCTCCATCGCCAACACCCGGTTCTCCCGGCGCAGGCGGACCAGCTCGGCCCGCTCGTCGCCCGCGATCCCCTCGTGCCCTCCCTCGCGGACCACGCGCTTGCCCTCCACGCCGTCGGCCTGGGCCAGCCACTTGCGCAACGTCTTCGCGTCCACGCCCAGCTCCTTCGCTGCCCAGGCCACAGGCCGCCCGCCCTCGCGGGCGGCGCGGGCCGCCTCTGTCGCCCTGCGGCGGAACTCCTCCGGATGCGCGGCCATCCGCACTCCCTTCCCGAGGCCCGAGGCCCCGACTCAAAGTGTCCGGAAAAGCGTAACCAGATCATTCGGCGGTGAACACCGCGAGCCAGGCGTGGTTGTGCGGGTCGCGGGCGTCGAGGATCGCGGTGGGGAATCGGGAGACGTGCGCGATCCCGAGCACGTCTCGGCTGATGAGCGCGGCCTGCGCCTGGGCGGCGAGGAACCGGGCCTCGCTACGCCCTCGGGCGAAGGCGGCGACCCGCACGCGACAGGTGGTGGAGACGGGCCAGTTCACGCTGCCGCCGTCGTCGCCCACGAGCAGGAACGGCCGGCTGGTCTCGGGCTGCCAGTCCTCGGGCAACTGGCCCCCGGCGTCGGCGTGCGGGACCTCTCGGCGCAGGTGCTCCCAGATCGCTTTCGCGGGGTCCGCGGGGACCCTCACCGCTTGCGCCTGGGGTCTCTCACGGCGACTTGCAGCCCCGCGTCTTTCGCGGCCCTGGTGAGCACGCCGTGTTTGGCCTCCACGGCGAGCCCTGCGGGGTGGGCGAGCACCACCGCGGCGGCCTGACGGTCGGTGGTGTAGGCGTCGACCTGCACCAGCTCCTCGGCCTGCGCGCTGCCTTCTGTGATTGTGGCGGAGAGCGCGATGACGGCGGGGTCGGAGCGGACCTGGGATGCGATCCGTTCGGCGGCTTGGTCGACGAGCTTGCCGAACCGGGTTTTGAGGAGCTCGCCGACCGCCTGCTTGTCCAAGGTGACTTTGACGTTCATGGCCGTGCGCTCACCCCCGTTCCGTCGTCGCCTCGACCACCAGCGCCGCCCGTCTCGTGAACGGGCTTCGCCATTCCTTGACCCGCGCCCGGCACACCAAGCCCCGCACCGTGATCAGGTCGCCGCCCTTGATCGGGCAGCCCAGCGGCAGGCCGACCTCGAACCCCTCGGACGCCTCGGCCCGGCCCGCCTCCTCTGGGGGGCGGCGCAGCGCGAGCGGCGCGATATAGAGGACGGGCTGCTCGTAGGGCACCCCGCCCGGCTCGGGGTCCCCGTCCGCGCTCCACCCCGATTGCCGGGTGATGACGACCGTCTCGGGCATCGGCTGATTCCCTCCTCTGGGCGTATGATCTGGGCATGGGATCAGAACGCGACCTGCCGGTCGAGGAGGACTACAAAGATTTCGGGCAAGAAGGCATGATCCAGCCCGAGCTGTACCAGTCGAATGGACGGTCTCCGAGGATCCTGCCGTTACTGCCCCCGTCTCCTGCGGGGCAGTCGTCCTTGGTGGTCGATGACGACCCGCTGGGCAAAGACATGGCCCTAGAGGGGCCAGGCGGCCGCGCGGTCGTCCACTTCCCACAACACGGCTGATCGCGTCACGCGGCTGATGGTAGGTAGTACCTGTTGAGGACCTCGTGCTGCTCCGGGCCGAGGCTGGAGGCTCCTGGGGCGGGGAAGTACTCGTAGGGCCCCATCTTCTCGTGGACGCCGCCGAGCGGCGAGGTGACTGCCCGGGCGGCTTGTTCGCAGATGAGGGCGGCGACGGCGGGGGCGTCGTCGTAGCCGTGCGTGAATTCGACTGTGACTGTGCCTTCAGGCCAGCCGGACTCGCGGACGAGCAGTCCGGCCGGATCGGCGCGGTAGCCTGTGATCTGCTCTCCGTCGACGGTGACGGATTGGACGGAGACCAGGCGCAGGGTGGGCAGCGCCAGGACCCTCCCGCCGTCGCAGGCGACGTTCTCGGTCTGGGCGACGACGGGGGCGATGTGCCAGCGGCAGTGGTCGCGCACGGCGGCGGTCGCCGCGCGGAGGGACTGCTCGGCCCGGCCGTGGTCCGCCAAGAGGCCCGCGAACACCTCGGGGTCCACCAGCGGCGGCAGCTCCACCGCGCTCACCCCTCTTGGGGCTTGGGCGGGGCCTGTTTCGCCGCCGGCTTCTCGGATTTCCCGGTGAACAGCGGCTTGTCGAGGAAATCGGCGTCGCCGAGCGCGTCCGATGCGGTCAAGCCTTGTTTGGCGGCGTCCTCGTCGGAGAGCTGCACGATGCGCTCGATACCGGCAATAGTTGTCTTATACAGCTTCATATCACTCACCAGTTCTATTAGTTGGCCAAAAAAATCTTCGCGAAGGCGAGGGGGCATCGCACGGCGAGCGCGAGGCGGGTCTCGGCGCGGATCTTGACCCGGTTGTAGACGAAGTCGTCCTGGTCCGAGTTGGTGGACTCGACCCTGATCCCGCCCTTGCGGTAGAGGGTGGCGCCTTGGGCGAAGTTGCCCACCAATGGCTTGCCCTGCGCGACGACGGGGGTGACGATGGTGCGCAGCCCCCACAGCGGCGGGTCGGTCAGGACGGGGCCTTGCCCGTACTGCCCGGTGAAATACCCGCCTGCGAGGTATTGGCCGTTCCCGTCGCGGGAGAGGCGGAATTTCTGGTAGTCCAGGGGGTGGATGACCAGGCCGTCGGCCTTGTAGTTGGTGGCGGTGGCGATCTTGGTCATGGCCCGGAAGATGGAGTCCGCGTCGTCCCCGGCGTTCGCGCTCTGCTCGTTCTGCAGGCCCGAGCGGTTGAGGATGCCGGTCAGGTCGGTGCCTTGGCCGGTGCCGTAGAGCAGTTGGCGCTCCTCGAACACCGACAGCGTGTAGAGCAGCCTGTTGTCGATCTCCGACTGCACGAGCGGGAGGTCTTCGAGGGTCTCGTCGGTGAGGTGGATGAACGCGGCGACCTTGGTGACGTGGTCGGTGACCGGGGTGGGCTCGGTGAGGTGCATCTGGGGCTTGCGCCCGCCCTCGGGGACGGTGGCGAAGTCGCCTTCGATCGATCCCTCCAGGTAGTAGCGGATCGCCTGCCCGGAGATGGAGCCCGAGCCGATCAAATCGGCGACGACGGGGCGCTCGCGCTTCTGGCGCTGCAGGGAGCGGTCCACATCGGTCAGCCAGTCCCGGTACGGGCCGTCCGGGCCCCCGGTGACCTGGACGTCGTCGGCGGCCTTGCGCCCTGCGGGGACCCATTCGGGCGCGGTGGCGGTCGCCCCGCTGACGCCTTTGATCTCTTGCAGCCGCTGGCCGGCGTGTTTGAGGAAGTGCTCCCCGAGGCTGCGCGCGGGGGCACGGCCCGGGTCGAGCTGCCAGCCCGGGTGTGCGAGGGCTTTGCTCGCGTCGGGGACGAGCTGGTCGATGGCGCGTTGCAGCTCGCTGGACTCGCGCTGGGATTTCAGCTTGACGTCGAAGCCTTTGACTTGCTCGATCAGCGAGCGGACGCGCTCGGCGTCCTCGGGGCTGAGGTCACCGCCGGCGGCCTTCGCGCCGTCCAGGATGGCTTTGGCCTGTTCGTGTGCTTCGGCGCGCTCTTTGAGCAGCGGGTTCTCGGCGACAGTGGTGGTCAATTCGTCTCCTCGGGATGGATGTCGAGCAGGTGGAGCTCGGCGGCGTAGAGCCGGGCGGGCGGGGCGGACTTCGGTGGCGCTTGCGCTTCGGGTTCGGGCGGCGGCTCGTCTTCTGGCGGGTCGTCTGCGGGGAGGACCGCGAGCAGGGCCTCCCCGGCTGCGCGGACGGCGTCGAGCGCGTCCCGCAGGGCGGCCTCGTTGCGCGCGGAAATCGCGCGCCCGGCTTTCACATCGAGGACCTCGGCGTCGGGGTTCGCGCCGATCGGCACGACGGACACCTCGTGCAGGCGCAGCTCTTTGAGGTCCCACCCGGCTTTGACGCGCTCGGAGTCGAGGACGTCGAAGGCGAAGCTCATCTGCGCGAGCCGCCCGTCCTTCATCAGGCGATGCACCTGTGCGGCCTTCGGGTTGTCCAAGTCGAGGGAGGCTGTCACCAAGAGGCCCGTGTCGTCCTCGCTCGCGGTGAGGACCTTGCCCACGCACAGCTCGGGGTCGCTGAAATCGTGCCCGTAGAGCAGGGGGATCGGGCGGCCCTTCTCGGCCCATTGGGCGAGGGTCTTGGCGAACGCGCCTTTGACCACGACGTCGCCGTGCAGGTCGCGGTTGCCGAAGCAGGAGGCGTACGCGGTGAAGACGCCCTCCCGCTCAGGCAGCGGCCGGATAGTCGTGTCGAACGCTTTGCGCCGCATCGCCGGCTCCCTCCTCGTGCGGGCCGAGCGGCGGTGGCGGGCTCGGCTCGGTGGTCTGGTTGAGGTTCCTGAGCAGCTCGTCCCCGCCCTCGACGGCGGGGAGGTTGTCCTTGGCGCGGGCCTCGTTGACGGTGAGCCACGGGCCTCCCACGGCGGTGGCGGTCGCCTGGGCCTCCTGCTCGAAGGAGCCTTTGAGCTTCTCGCGCAGGTCGAACTCCACGTAGCTCGCGGAGCCGGGGGCGATCCTCGGGACGAGGAAGGCGTTGAGGCGCCCTGCGACCATCGAGAGGGTGGGGCCGAGGGTGTCGGTGTAGAGCATCCGGGAGAACGCCTCGACGTTGCTGTAGTTGGCGTTGTCCAACAGGCCGACCATCACCGGGGAGATGTGGTAGACCGAGGCGACGGTCGCCAGGGCGAGCTTCTGGGCCTCGATGTAGTCCTCGTCCTTCGCGGAGAACCCGATCCGGCGCAGCTCCATCCCGTCCTCGAGGACCGGGGTGCCGCCGGCGCGGGGGCCGTTGTTGCCCGAGTAGGCGCCCTGGTAGTCCGTGACGAAGCGGTGTTTGGCCTCCGGGGACCAGCGCGGCGCGTCGGCGGGGCGGTGGATGTAGGCGCCGACCCGGCCGCCGTTGCGCCAGGTCTGCAAGCGGTAGGCTTGGGCGGCGATCTGCTCGGCGAGGACGGCTTTGAGCGTGGCCACGGGGGTGAGCCCGCCCGTGGGGTCCAGGGGGTTCCAGCCGTGGAAGACGAGCATCTTCTCGCCGGGGATCACCACCAGCCCGGTGGCGTGCGGCGGGGCGATCTGCCACTCGGCGACCGCGAACGGCGTTATCTGGCGGCGGCCGGTCACCCACGCGGGCGGGATCGGGCGCACCACCCAGCCGGACTCCGAGGCGGGGTCTTGGTCGACGTACCAGAACGCCTGGTCGTACAGGCTCAAATCGGCGACGAGCGAGTACAGGAGCTCGTAGCAGGTCTGCTCCGGATTCGGGCGCTCCAACAGCCGCGCGAGCGCCGTGTTCCGCTCGCGCTCCCGCCCCCCGTTGGGCTGCCTGCTGTAGGCGTGCAGGCCGAGCTGGGCGACGTTCCTAGCGAGGAAGTCGATGACCGTTCGCAGGTTCGGCTGCTCGGCCCACAACTTCTCCACCGGCTGGGCTTGCAGGTCCGCGAGCACGACCCGCACCACCGGCTCGGCGGCGGTCCACACCGCAGGCGGCTGGGCTGGCGGCTTGAAACCGAGCCAGGAGAGCAGGCCCATACTTCTGGCCTCGCTCTCGTCAGGTCACAGCACGGTCAGCCCCGAGTCCTCGTAAGCGCTGACGGGCTCAGCAGCAGGTAGGTTCGCCAATCCCCATGTCGCGGCAATGGCGGCGACGAGCGGGGCTGGGTCGACGGGTGAGTGTTTGCGGTCGATAAGCCACGCGTCCCCGGCCGGGCGGACAGCTGCTGTGGCGGCTGCTTGGTCCAGGCCAGGGTGCGATAAGTGCCGTATCTTGCCGGTGGCGAGCAGGTCGTGGAACGCTCCGGTCGCTTTGCCGAGGTCCGGGCCGCGCCACGCTATGACGGGCAGCCCGGCGGCCTCCAGATCGGCTACAAGGGATGAGGCGGGCGCGCCGTTGGCCTGCACGATCACGGCTGCGATCTTCTCGCGGCGCTCCGCGAGCCAGGGGGCGACCCAGTCCGAGCCGGCGCGTTGGGCGGTGATCTCCACATGCGCCATCCCGTCGTCGCGGCGACCGGCGAGGGCGAGCGTGACGGTGGAGCGGTTCCAGGCCATGTCCAGGCCGACCACTCGCGGCGAGTCGGTTGCGATCGTGCTGTTGTCGTCGCGGGTGGAGTCCCAGGAGCCGGGCGGGAACGGGCCGGGCGTGACGGTGAGGGGCCATTGGCAGAGGACTTCGGCGGCGAAAACCGGGGCGGGGTCGGTGGCGTACGCGCTGGCGATGGCGCGCTCGGTGATCGTCACCCCGAGGGCCGGGTTCGCTTGCGCCCAGGCGTGGCGGTCTTTGGGGTCGCAGCCGGGCGGGGCGGACCACTCGAAGATCCCCACCGAGTCGTCTTCGGCCTCATCGTCGGGGGCCTGGTCCTCGACGTGGTCGGGTTTGCCGTCCGGCCAGTCGAGCTGGCGGTGGGCGATGTTCCTGAGGTGGGCGAGGACGACGGAGAGGTGGTCCCCGGCGTTGGAGAGGCACCAGACCTGCGCGTCGGGGCGGGCCATCGTGGTCTTGGTGACCGCCGCCCAGGAGTCGAAGGACTGGTGCTCGCGCAGCTCGTCCAACAGGATCAGGTCGGCGGTGAAGCCGCGGGCTCCGCGCCGGGAGGCGGCCGCGATCCTGTATTGCGCGCCGGAGTGCAGGCGCAGGCTCTTCTTGCCGTTGGTCTTGTCGACGTGCAGGACCTCGGACGCGAGCTCCGGGGTGCCCTCCGCGAGCTCGACGGCCTCGCCCCATGCCTTCTCGCTGTTGGCGAGGTCTTGGGCGGTGCCGACGACGACGCCGCCTTTGACGTAGACGCGCCAGAGGGCGAGGACGATCATGAGCAGGCTTTTGCCGTTCTGGCGTGCGGCGAGGGCGATCACGGTGCGAAAGCGCGGCAGCCCGTCCGGGCGGACCTCCAAGGCGTGTGTGAGCAGCCATTCCTGCCAGGGGAGGAGCTGGACGGCGAGGACGTCGCGGGCGAACTCGATCACCGAGTGGCCGAGGCTGGCGTCGGGGGTCAGCTCCCGCAGCGGCGGCGTCCACACGCGAGGGACAGTGGAGCCGAGCAGCTGTTCGGCCACATCCGCCCTCCAGGTGCTAAGTCTTCGTCTCTGCCGCCTTGCGCAGCTGCGCGAGCTTGCCCCCGGAAGCGGGCGGTTGCGGCAGGCCCTTGCGCCCGAACGGCGTCAGGCCCAAGTCGGAGAGGATCTTCCCGAGCGCGGGGGAGGCGTTGTGGCAGACGCGGGCGAACTCGTCCAGCCCGCGAGCCTCGGCCTCGTCGATCAAGCGCGCCAGGGCGCGGGCGTTCTCCACCGCGCCCGCGTCGAGCGGGGTCAGGTGCGAGGCTGCGGCGACGCTGGCCTCCACGGCGGCGAGGACAGAGGCCATGCGAGTGGCTCCCATCGAAAGTTGATCTGTTGGCCGGAGGGCGGCAGTCTCCTGGCTGGCTTCGCCATGGCCGACTTGCGCGGGCAGAGCCGAACCGGCTACCTGTGTGATCGAAATATCAATCCGCCGAAAAAGGCGTGATCAGGCAAGTGACGAGTGTAAAGTAAGGATGTCAGCGGATATCGCGCTTGGCCGTGTTGGCCGTTCCGTCGTTGGCATGTACCCGGCCATGTTGTGGCCGAGGCAGGAGGGCTCTCTTGAAGTGGGCGCCGAAAAAGAGGGATCGGCGGCAGGCGTTGCGCATGCTGCTGAAGCCGCAGGACCATGGATCGGGACCTGTCGACGGGTCGTGGTGGCCGCGGAGCCGGGACTTGCACGTCGAGCTGCCTCGGCTGCTCCCGGAGCTCGTGGGGCAGTTGGGGCTTGTCAATCTGGTGTTGTACGACTTTGGCGGTTGGTCGACCGCTCCGGGGCACGTCACCTCGCAGGAAAGGGCTGTGAAGACGACAGGGGAGGCTCGTCGGCCGTTGAACGCGGTGCGTGTGGTCGGTTTGAGCCAGAAGCAGCTCTTGCTGCTCGTGATCCCGCACGACCTGCACCCCGACGACGCTCGCTCGATCATGGCGAGGGCGGCGGGACGTCACAACACCGACGCCCCCGAGAGGCTCTCCCAGATCCTCTCGCCCGACGGCGCCCAAGGCACAGACGTGGTCCCGAGGCAGCGGTCGTGGGCGGGCGACGGCGGCGGCGATCTGGGCGAATGACCCTGCCGGGCCGCCGCCGCGTCCAGGCTCCGGGGCGAGAGCGCCGCAGGTCGGGCTGGTTGGCGGCGCGAATCCCCCCACGGGCGTACAATGAACCGTATTCCCGCTGATTCGGACGGCCTCATTCGAAGGCGTCGTCGCGGGGGTCGAGAGGCTCGCTCCTGCGGGCCGGTCAGGAGCGTCCATCGTGTCGCGACAATTATCACTATCACACCAATCGGGCGCAGTCCTCGATCCGATGCCGCGCCATGGCGTGACATTGCGTCTGCGGTTGAAGCCGAAAGCCGAGCCGACCGGACATGTGGACGGGGCGTGGTGGCCCCGCTCGCGAGACTTGGCCGAAGAGCTGCCCGAACTCCTGCGGGTGCTCGGGGTCCGCTTAGGCCACGTCCATCGGGTGATCTATCGCGCCAGGGAATGGGCGATCGCTCCGGCCCAAGCCCTGATTGCCGGGAAACGAGTGCTGCTGGACAAGTCCTACTACCAACCGCCAGGCACCATACGCCTAGAAGGGGAGCGGGGAAGACGGCACACGCTGTTCGTGGTCCCGCCCTGGGGCGTCCCGCATCTCGCGCACGACGCGATGATGACAGCGGCCGCACCGAACGACAAGACGACCGTCGCGGACCTGCTGGAGATCTCCGACGCCACCCCCGCCGACCTCGTCGAGCAGCGAGAGGAAGAAGACCGATGGGGCACCGACGGAGGGGCGTTGCCACAACCTAGCCAGCGGCGGTAGCGCGGACGACGCCCTCCCCCCTCGCGCGCACGCGCGAGGGGGGCTGGTCGGGGAGGGATTCGACGCTACCGCCGCCATGGCTGTCATGATCGACTTCGCCGTGATCTTGAGCCCCTACCCCCTGGGGGTGGCGAGTGGGTTAGTCCTCGAAGGCCACGACGGTCTCGTCGCAGTAGTGGTCGCGCTCGTCGCAGTAGTTGTGCCGCACGAGCCCGTCGTCGTGCTTGATCGTCAGCCGCGTCCCTTTGTCTCCGATGACGGCGAGGATCAGTCCGCCCGCGCCGACCTCGTAGAGTCGCACGGTGAGGGTCTTGCCGTCTTCCGTTTTGGCGTCGACGGACTGGATGAGGCCGTAGTCGCCCGCGTCCTCCAGCTGGGTCTCGTAGCGCCAGTGCTTGAAGCTCTCCTCGGCAGATCCCATGCCCGCATCCTATCACATTCATCGAATACATGTTCGACTATGGCTAGAAGTCCTCGCTTCTCGCCCAGGCCGCGTGAGCGGGTTGGGCTGCGCCCCTGGTTTGGTTGCAGCGGGCGTGGCTGGCGCGCAGGTTCTGGTAGTCGAAGGCCAGATGCGGGTGGGTGGCCCTGGGGTAGGCGTGGTCGGCTTGGAAGCTGTCGGGGTGCTCGGGCGGCGCGTTGTAGTCGATCGGCTGGCGGCAGATCCAGCACGGGCGGCGTTCTGCCCGCAGTCGTGCGCGGAGTTTGGCGGCCTTGTCGCCGGACCAGCTGGCGGCCATCTTGGTCAGGCCGCGAGGCCCTGCGCGGGCCGCTGTGCTGCGAGGTGGGCGGCGATGACGTTGCCGGCGACTTGCCCGAGCTGGACTGGGACGGCGTTGCCGAGCTGCTTGAGCGCGCTCTGCCGCCCGGCGGCTATGATCTGCCAGGTGTCGGGGAAGGTCTGCGCCCTGAGCCTCTCGGGGATGGTGAGCTCGCGTGCCCGGCCTTCGGGGAGTTGCACCATGTTGAACCGCGCCGAGCCGGAGTGGCTGGCGAGGACGGTGTTGGCCGGCAGGTCCGGTCGGGTGGGGTGCATCTTCCACGGCGGGTTGACGATCGGCTCGCGCCAGAGCGCGTGGCGGGTGTGGTGGGAGCGGTCGACGGGGCCGATCTCGCCGAGGTCGCAGGTGGCGTCGCGGAAGGTGCGCCACGGCAGGAGCGCGCCGGGGCCGTTCTGCTTCACGAGCGCGAGCTTGCGGGCGTGGGGCTTGTTCAAGGGCAGCCGGTCGTCCTCGGGGACGGGGTGGCGATGCCAGTATTCGCCGGTGACGTATTGGGAGTGCAGCAGGGCCTCGAAGGAGTGGGTGGGCTCGGGGAAGGCGAAGCCCTCGGGGTTCTGGTCTTCGCGGATGCCGATGACCAGGACGCGCCAGCGCTGCTGGGGGACGCCGTAGTCGGCGGCGCAGACGAGGTTCGGGGTGACGGTGTAGCGCAGGCCGAGGGCGGGCTCGGCGAGGCGTTCGAGGACGCGCCGGTAGTAGTCGGCGTGGCGTGGGGAGAGCAGGCCGCGCACGTTCTCCATGAGGAACGCCTTGGGGCGCAGCCCTTGGACGGCGCGGACGAATTCGGGGATCATGTCGCGCTCGTCGGCCTCGCCCCGCTGCGAGCCGGCGAGGCTGAACGGCTGGCACGGCGGACCTCCGGCGACGAGGTCGGTCTCGCCGGGGGCTGCGATCTCGCTCCAGTCGACGCCTCGGACGTCGCCCTCGATGACGGGGGTGTCGGGGAAGTTGGCGCGCAGGGTCGCGCAGGCGTTCTTGTCGAATTCGACCAGGGCGGCGGCCTGGAAACCGGCCCGCTCAAGGCCAAGGGCCAGGCCGCCCGCCCCGGCGAACAGCTCCACGCTCGTCAACAGTTCGGGCATGGGCTGTTTCCTCCCCTGGTCGTGGCTGCTCGCAGCAGGTCGTGGAATCGGTAAAGGTGCACGCCCGAGTTGTCCAGGCCGGATGGCCGGAGCTTGCCCCGGCGGCTCCAGGCCCGGACGGTTTGGGCTTTGACGCCCAGGACCCGCGCGGCCTCGTCGGCGGCGAGGAGGGTGTCGGGGCCGTGGGCGAGGATGTTCGGCGGGAGCGGTCTGCCCACGATGGCCCCCTTGTCGACACAGCTCGCCGGTGGCGGCTCTCTAGGTGGGTGGTGGGGCTCGGGGCGCACGTCTCCCGCTGACCTCTACGCTACGGAGTTAGCACACATGTTCGCAATGGAACGGCGCGGCGATGTGAAATCGCCTGGTCGGGGGGTTGTGCTCGGCGGCGTGCTTGTGGATGAGTCCAGGTCATGAAGCCTTGTGGCGGGCGATTTCTTCCCATTGGGCCTGGTATTGGTCGAGCCAGTCCGCGATCTCGCCCTCGTCGGGCTCCCAGTCGCACACCGAGCACACGATCCGGTCGTAGTGCTCCTCGACCTCGTCCCAGCAGCGCCAGACGGTGAGGTTCTCGCAGCCGGGGCATTTGCCGCCGAGCCAGACCATCGGGGCGGCGACGCCGTAGGGCTTGGTGCGCTCGCGCAGCTCGCCCCATTCGCTCGCGAGCTTGCCGGCGTGGTCGAGCTCGCAGATCGTCTCTAAGCGCTCGTCCAGCCACTGGCGGGACTGCGCGACGTGCGCGGCCTGGGAGAGGTTCTCGCTTGGTCCGAGGCCGCCCAGGACACAGGCGAGGAGCTGGTGGGCGCGGACGAGGGATTCGGCGATCTCGGCGCACAGCTCGCTGGCGCGTTCGGCGGGGTGCCCGAAGCCCTCGGGGGTGGCTTTGCGCCCGAGGGTGTCGGGGCCTTGCGGGCGGGGCAGGAGCGCGAGGCGTTCGTAGTCGGCGGCGATGAGGCCGAGTGTGCGGCGCAGTTGATTCCGGCAGCCACGGCACATGCCGTCTGCGACAAGTCTGCGGTCGCCGAATTTGTCGCGGCAGCCGGGGTGGACGCAGGGCCGGGCGCTCATGCGGCTTGCTCCTGCTCTGGTTCGAGGGGGAGGTTGTAGGCGAATTCGGTTCCGGTCCAGGCGAGGCTGATGCGGCCCCTCTTCCACAGCTCCCAGGCGGCGTGTTGGAGCGCCCAGTGCCCGAACGCGAGGTGGGCCGCGCGCCACTCGGCGTTGGTGGGCCCGGACTCGCGAGAGTTGGCCCAGATCTCGCGCATGAAGCGCTCCAGGTCCTCCGGGTCGATCATCGAGGGCTCGTGCGTCACAGGTTCTCCTTCGCGGCGTCCGTGCTGGCGGTTGGCGTGGCGGGGCGTGCGGTGAGGGTTTCACCGTCCCAGGCGAAGGCCACCAGGCCGTCGCGCCACAGGGCGAGGACCTCGGCGAGGGTGATGAGCTGCTCGAACTCGGCGAGGGCCAGGGCGAGGTCTTCCTCGGAGAGGCGTCCTTCCGCGTGGCGCCGGACTTCGGCGATCATGCGTCTGGCTTCTGGGTCGTGCGCGAGGGCGATGTCGATGGTCATGGTTCAGTGCTCCTGTGTCGGCTGGTTGGTGTTGTCGATGGACTTCTTGTCGGCGAGTTCGAGGATTTTGGCCTCTAGGCGGCGGTCGAGCCGGTTCTGGCGCTCAGAGCGCTCGCCGGGTTTCTCGCGTTCGGCCCGGTCGCGGCGGATCGCTCTGGCGTGTCGGATGACGTCGGCGGCGGCGATGTGCTCGCCGGTCTCGCTGTAGTGCAGGGTCACCGCGTCCAAGAGGTCCGGCAGTCGCAGGTCGAAACGGGCGAAGGCTTGGGCCCAGGCGCGGGCCATGCCGGGCTCGGGTTTGGCGAACCAGCGGTCGAAGAGCGCGGCTTTGCCGAGGGCTTTCGCGGCGTCGGCGACCTGCTGGTCGCTGGGGTTGATCATTAGTCGAGCTCCCTTCCGGTCAGGTCTTGGGCGTTGTGGGCTTTGGCCTCGTAGTCGGCGGCGATCGCGAGCCAGCCGAGGGCCTTCTCCGAGGGGCTGCCCCTGGCGGGCTGGGCCGGGTCAGCCCGGTTTTTGACGACTTCGGAGACCAGCGACGGCAACAGTCCCGCCCCTGCGCGGGGTTTGGCGAGCCACAGGCGCAGGGCGTCCGCGACGTCGGCTCTGGGGGTCCCGGCGCGCAGCAGTTCGGCGGCTTTGACGGCGAGGGCGGAGCGGATCTGCTGGGGGTGCTCGCCTGGGATCGTCTCGCGCACCAGTGCCCAGCCCTTGATCGGCACGCGACCGGGCAGCGGCCCCTCGCGCCCGCCCGCGTCGCTCAGGTGAGGTGCTTTAGGAACGTGACTAGTAGATGTCTTTTCTTCTCTATTCTTTTCTAGAGGCGTGACGTCACGGGACGTTTCCTGTGACCGCTCGCGCTGACGGCGTTTGCGCTCGCGGTCTTTCTCTCGTCGTTCGAGCAGTTCGTCGCCGGTTTTCTGCCACCTCTCCCAGTTGCGGAACCGGTAGACGCCAGGACTGGTCTCGTCGACGATCTGTGCGCGGATCAGCTCCGATATGTACGACGAAACGCGGACGATCCCGAGACACATCGCCTGCTTTTTGTCGAACACGCCTTTGGTCTCGGCGTTGCCGCAGAACGCGAGCGCGCGGGTGAACAGTCGCTCCGCGTTCGCCGACAGCCCGGCCACCTTCGCGTCGAGGTAGTAGGTCGAGGACAGCCACACCTTCTCCATCGCTCACGCGCTCCTTTTGGGCGCTTCGCGCCGGTCGTGGAGCGCGACGACGGCGTCCACGGCCCTCGCGCCGAGAGCGTTGTCGGCGCGGTCCTGCGCCTCCACGCTCGCGTGCAGGTACAGGTCCGCCAGCACGGCGACCGGGGTCCGGACGGTCTGGGCCTGCCCGGAGCGCAGCCGGTGCAGCTCCGCGCTGCGGCGGTCCCGTTCCAGGCGGGCGTGGTTGCGCTCGCGCTTGTCCGGCGCCCACAGGAGGTCTTCTGCGACGACGGCGGTCATCTTCGGCGGTGAGGGGGAGCCGGGCGGGTCCAGGCTCACGAGGTAGCGCAGCTGGAGGACCTCGACTGTGACGCCTTTGGCGAACATGCCGTGTTTGGTGGCGAGGTCGCGGGCGAGCGGGATCGTCTCGCCCGGGCGCGGCGGGCTCATTCGGACCTCCGCAAAAGGGCGCCGGCCTTGTGCAGGGCGTCGGCCTTCTCGGCCTGGGTGAGCGGTTCGAGGACGCGGGCCTTGCCCTCTTTTCCGAGGCGCCCGCCGATCCAGCCGCGCCCGCAGTGCTCTTCGAGGTTCTTCACCAGCCCCGCGCCGAAGACGAGGACGTCGGGGGCGCGCTCGGGTCCGGTGGGGTGCTCGACGTCGACGACGTTGGCGCGGATGGCGGGTTTGACGCCGTACTGGCCGGTCTCGACGTCCTCTTTGGCGAGGGGCTCGATGAGCAGGACGTGGCCGTGGGCCTTGTCCCAGTCGAAGCGGTAGGGGGTGGGGTCGACGAGCTCGGGGTCGTCGGGCTCTGCGGTGTTCGCGGTCGTCATTTGGTTCCTCATTTCCTCTTAGGCGGCGTTGTGGGACAGGACGGCGGTTTCGCCGGCGCACTGGACAGGCGAGCTGGGGCGTGGCGCGAAGAACGGGCAGTGCTCGCACTTGACGGGGGTGATGGGGATCTTGGCGAAATCGGGCTCGGTTCGCGTGATCGCGTTGTGTCGGCGGCGCCGGTTGGCTTGTTCGAATCGGCGCAGGTGCTCTTGGGCGAGCTCGGGGTCACAGGGCTCCTCGAAGCAGATCGCGTCCTCCAGGTTCCCCGAGCGCGGCAGGTAGACGACCGCGATCTTGCGCACCTTCACGCCGGTCTGGTTGAGGCCGTGCCCGTAGAGGCTGGTCTGGGCGCGGTGCTCGGGGTCCATCTCCCCTTGGCGCTTGACCGCCGCGATCCTGGCGGCGGACCCGGTCTTCCAGTCGATCACCGTCCCCGAATCGGCGTCCACCAGGTCCGGGGTCCCCGCCAGGCCGGGGACGATCTCGATCTTGCGTTCGGCGGTCCACCGTTCCCGGCCGAGCCGGGCGTTGTCCGCTACAGCGGCGGCGCCCAGCCAGGCGTGGATCGCGGTGCCGACGATGGAGGCCCACGGGTCCCCGCCCTCGTTCGCCTTCGGGGCCCCGGCCAGGCGCAGCGCCAGGCGGCGCTCGCACGGGTGCGCCAGCTCCGAGGGCCCGAGCGCGGACTGCTTGGAGCGCGGGTTCGCCCCGTGCTGGGCCTTGATCATCTGTTTCAGGTCGGCGAGCAGCCCGACAGGCCGGATGGGGTCGAGGATCTCGAATGCTCCGAGGGCGCTCATTGTTCGGACTCCTCCCGGGGTTCGACCAGCCGAAGCTGCGGGGGGCCGCCGCCGGGGGCGAGCTCTGGGTGGTGGGCGAGGTCGAGGAAGAATGAGTTCAGGTCGCTGAGCAGGCGCCAGAGCTGGCTGAAGACGAAATCGCCCGCCGTCCACTGCCAGTGCCCGTCGCGCAGGTCGGTCCAGACCGGGGCGTGGCGTTTGTGCAGCGCGTCCAGCTCCTCCTGCAACCGCGCGATCCGCGCCGTCCGGGCGGTGATGGCCCAGTCTTGGGGCGTTATGGCGCTCATCTCTTCTTCTCCTCTTGGTCGTGGGCGAGCTTGCGCTCGGCGTAGCAGGGGCCGCACAGCTTGTGCCGCGCCTCGCCCGCTGTGAGCGACACCGAGGCACAGCGGACTTGCGGGCCGGGCAGCTGGCCGCCGGAGTCCAGGTGCGCGCCCCAGTTCGCGACGCAGTCCTCGCAGCGGATCGTCTTGGACGGGGTTTTCGTCCTCGTCGCCCTCCACGCGCTCATTCGTCGACCGCCCGGAACACGCGCACGCGTGTGGTGCGCTGGCAGTCGGCGAACGCGATGGGCCAGTCGCGTTTGAGCTTCGCCTGGTCCAGGCCCGTGCGCTGGTGGGATTCCCAGGTGACGACGGCGCGCCCGTCCAAGACCCCCACATCCGCGTCGCCGAGCGCGGCCTTGATCTGCGCCTCGTGCCGTTTGGCGAGCTCGGCGTGCTCGGCGGCCTTCTCGCGGTGGTGCAGCATGAGGTCGAGGTCCGTCCGGTGCTCGGCGAGGTGGCGGGCGGTGCGCTGGCGGGCCGGGGCGGGGTCGGCCAGGCGCAGCGTCGGCTTGCGCTCGGGCTCGTCGGGGAGCGCGGGCGCTGTCGCTGTGCTCATCGTGTTCTCCAATCTGGTGGGTTGTGGCCGGCTCCGGCCGGGAGCGGTGAACGCCTCCCGGCCGGAGGGCCGATGGGGTTAGTCGAGGGGGTTCTCCGCGAGGCGGGGCCACGGGTAGTGCTCGTTGGGGTCGACGCGGATCACTTGGGCGCTCTTGCCCGCGCCCCAGAGGTTGAAGGCTTTGAACACCGGGGCGAGCGTGTCGCGCAGCGCCTTGGGATTGTTCGCCGACGCGAGCCCGGAGCGCAGCTTGCGGCGCAGCGTGTAGGCGGGGTGCCCGTGGCCGATCATCTCTCCGGAGGCGAGCAGGTGCAGGAACATGTGGCCGTTGACGTGGTCCACAGCGAGGATGCGCCACGCCGCCGCGGCCCAGGAGGAGGGGGAGCCGGCGAGGTCGCGGTAGACCTGGTACCCGAGTCGGGTCGCGCAGGCCAGCTGTTCTGCGTGCTCTCTGGCGAAGGCGACCGTCTCGGTGTGGGTGGGGACGTGCCGCTGGTCGAGCATGATCACGGCACGCGCGGCGGAGGCGACCTTGGTGGCGTCGGGGACGCCGTCGATGCGCAGCGCGTCGGCGACGGTGCGCTTGGCCCCGGAGTCCATGACGTGCTGTGAGTCTTTCGGCAGCCCGGTGACGAGCAGCAGTTTCAGGCGGACGCCGGATTTGACGATCGCCGAGAGGCGGTGCTGCCCGTCGAGCAGCGTGCCGTCGGCGGCGACCTGGACCGGGGCGGCGTTCTCCTTCCAGCGCCCCTCGGTCATGTCTCTGGCGAGGGCGTCGCGGTGGGCGGGGCGCAGGTTTCTGTTGCGCGTGTTGTGCCCGAGGAGCTCTTCGGCCTCCTCGGGGCCGATCCACCACCAGGAGGCGTCGGGGCCTGAGGCGTCGGCGAACGCGGAGGCTGGAGTCGGGATAGTCGTGGTCATGGCGATCAGTTCCTCTCGGGGATGGGGATGGGCGGTTCTTCCTGTTGGGGGAAGTCTTCGGGGGCGAGCTCGTCGAGCAGCTCTCGCGCGGAGAAGATCGTCTGCTGCAAGGCGCGGCGGACTCTGGGCTCCAAGCTCTTGCGGTTCGAGCCCCAGCGGTCGTCTTTGAGCAGGCGGCGGTACCCGTCGAGGACGGCGTCCTGCTGCACGCTCAGCCGCAGCTCCACATCGGGCAGCGGTTTGCGCTTGCGGGCGGCCTTGGGCTCGGGCAGGGGCTCGTCCGGCGCCCGCTCCCGCTCAGGGGGCTGGGCGGCTTTGGCCTCGATCACGGACTTCCACGCGGCGTGGACGCTGCCGTCCTCGTCCATCGAGGCCAGTGCCCGCTCGGCGGCCTCGCGGACCGCCTCCGGGGCGTCGGGGTCCTCGGCGGCCTCGCGAACGCTGCGGACCTTCGCGATGGTGTCGCGGGAGTAGCCGACGGCTTCCGCCGCTATGTCCCTGGTCTTCGGAATCCGCGCGTCGGAAACTGGTGCAGAATCTGCACCAGTTTTCGGCCTGCCTTGGGTGGCCTGCCTGCGTGCTTCAGCAACAGGTTTGAGGATCTTCTCGATCTCACCGGCGATGGCCTCGGCCTCCACGGGGGTGAAGGGCTTGCGGCAGGCGTTCTCGTCGGACTCGGCGCGCAGCAGCCGCGCCGCGTCGTCGAGGTCGGCCATGACGGTCACCGGGACGCGCTGCCAGCCGAGCAGTTTGACGGCCTCGACGCGGCGCTGCCCGGCGACCAGCTGGCCGTCGGGGGTGACGACCACCGGGTGCAAGAGACCGACGGTCTTGATGCTGTCGGCGAGGGCTTGAAGGTCGCCGAGGTCTTTGCGGTGCCTGCCCTCGACGGTGATCGCGTCCAGCGGCAGGGACGGCGCGCTCACGCGGCGGCTCCCAGGCCCAGTTCGCGTGCCCAGGCGGGCAGGAGCTGCGCGACCGGGACGGCGAGCGCGTCGGCCACCTTCTGGAGCTCGTCGAGCCGCCAAGGGCGCTGGCCCTTCACGGCCCGGCACAGGACGGGGTACTCGACGCCGATCTTCTCGGCGAGCTGGGCGCGGGTCATGTCGCGTCTGGCGAGCAGGGCGCGCACCTCGGCTGCCACCGCGTCGGAGAGGGTGTGGTTTTCGATGGGCATGCCGAGAGCCTAATACCTAATCATGATGTTTGCAACTTCATTAGGTATGTGTCATGGCTCATAGGTGTAGCGAAAGTCCGGAATATGTTGTTCATCGTCATTCCCGTCCGATACGGTGGGCGCATGGTGAAGAAAACGGAGAGCATCCCCCTCACTGCCCTGCAGCTGGCCATCGTGCGCGAGACCCGCGCCGAGCTGACCCGCCAGGGGCTGAGGGTCTCGGCGCTCCAGGGCCCCCCGTCGCTGGAGGGGGGCACGTTCGGCGCCGAGCGCTACGTCCGCGCCCGGCTCGGCGAGAAGCCCGCGATCCCGCTCACCCTCCTGGAGCTAGAGATCGTCTGCCGCCGCCTGGGCCTGAAAGTCTCCGATCTCGTCGAGCGCGCCGAGCTCTCCCTCGCCGCCGGGCGCATCCCCGCGCCGCTGTGGCCGGAGGAGCGCCCCGAGCGCCAGCCCCACTGGGGCGGCCCGAACCGCCCCGAGCGCGCAGAAACGCCGACGAATCCAGAAAAGTGATAGAGAACACATACATGTCCTGACATCGGAGGACGTCCGCGAATCAGGCGGAAAACCGAAAAAACATCAGTGTAATTCGAGGTCAGGGCCACTTTTTGTCAGTGGCCCGTCCGATGATCTCCAGCATGAGTAAACAACCGACCACGCGCACCGAACCGAACCAGGACCCAGCCGCCCGCCCGAACGAGACCTCGCCCGAGCGCAGAGCGGTCGAGGAGACCGCCGCCGCGCTCGCCCAACTCGGGCTCGAAGCCTCCCCGCTATCGGCGACACGCCGAGAAGCGGAAAACGGCGACACGCCGACAGCACTTTTATCCACAAGCGAGCGGTTCCCTGAGCTGGGGGAACGATCCGATGTTCGGCGAGTCTCCCCAGAACCCCTCGCCGTGTTCGCCGGATTTCAGACGATTTCGGCGAGTTCCACACAGCCCTGTGGACAACTGCGCTTGACGATCGCGCCGAAATGCCTAACGTTCAATCACATGCATGTGATTCAGCACTCGGAGGACGACGACCAGGCACTGCGGGAGCGCCTCGCCCGCCGTCCCTTCCACCCGTGGCGGGCGCTCGGGGCCGGCTGGCCGGAGGTCGTCGTCGACGCCTTCGCCGAGCTGCCAGACGGGGTCGGCTGGGAGCGCGAGGGGAGCTTGATCCGGCTCGACCGCCGCCTCGACGGCGTGGTCCGGCGCAGATGCGCCGCCGCCGCGGCGCTCGCCTCCCTGGAGCGCGAGCGCTGCGGCTTCGCGGCCCCGTGCCCAGCCGAGGAGCGCGCGGCGGCGGAGGCCGAGGCCGCGCGCTGGCTCTTCCATCTCGCGGACCTGCTGCAAGCCTACGGCGACGCGCACGACCCGACCGACCGCGTCGAGCTCGCCCGCCTCCTCGACGTCACCGAGGAAGTCGTCAAAGCCCGGCTCGACGGCCTCACCCGCGAGGAGGGCGCGTGGCTGCACATCACGTTCTGGAGCGCCGCGTGAAGCCCGACCCCGCCAGCCTCCTCGCGTTCGAGCGCGCGTGGTGGCGCAGGGCCGCGAACAAAGACGCCGCTGTCCGCGAAGCGTTCGGGCTCGGCCCGATCCGCTACTACCAGCTCCTCAACCAAGCGCTCGACGACCCCGCCGCCGTCGCCGCGCACCCGCAGACCGCCAACCGCCTGCGTCGGCTGCGCGAGGCGCGACCGGCGGCCAGGGCGCTCGGCGCGGCCTAGAGGCCCTCGCCTCGAACCTGTTAACGAGGGAACAGATTCGAGCTATAGTATCGAACATTAGTTCGAATAACCGGCGTCGAGCCGGCCATCCCGAGGAGCACAGATGCCCAGACCCGCCACCCCGCTCGGCTGCTACGGCAAGATCAACACGAAAGAGGCCCGGCCCGGCCACTGGACCGCCTCGACCTGGTTCCGCGACTGGGACGGCGAGAGCAGGCTGGTCAAATCCAGCGGCCCGACCAAGGCCAAGGCCGAGAACGCCCTCAAGAAGAAACTCCAAGACCGCCAGACCCCCGCCTCGGGCGACCTGGTCACCCCGGACACCACCGTCGCGGTCCTGTGGGCCGAGTTCCGCAACCAGCTCGTCGAACGGCAGAAGGAGGGCTCGATCTCGGAGGGGACCATCGACCAGTACGACCGCGCGGCGAAGAAGATCCAGAAGGGCCTCGGACAGGTGCGGATCAAAGAGCTCAAAGTCCAGCTGCTGCACAACTTCCTGCGCGCGCTCCCGAAAGGCTCAGCCCACCACTGCCGCACGATCCTCTCCGGGATGCTCGCCCTCGCCGTGCGCTACGAGGCCCTGCCCACCAACCCGATGCGCGACGTCCCCAAGACGACCGCCGGCAAACGCGCGCGCGGCTCCGAGTCCGCCCAGCGGCCCAAGGGGATCGACGACGAGACGGTGGAGCGCATCCTCGACGCGATCATGACCTCGGACGCCCCGTGCCCGCAGATCGGCCCCGGCGGCGTGCCGACCCCGCGCAGCGCCTACGCCCGCAAGCACTCGCCCGACCCGACTCTCAGCCAATACGCCCAAGACGCCGACCTCGTCGACGTGATCACCTTCCTGCTCGGCACCGGCATCCGCATCGGGGAGGCGCTCGGCGTCCTGTGGACCGACGTCGACTTCGAGAAACGAATCCTGACGCTCTCCGGAAAAGCTGTCAGGGTCAAAGGCCGGGGCATGGTCCGCGAATCCCACACCAAGACCGAGGCGGGCGACGGGCGGCCCATCGAGCTGCCCGGCTTCGTCCTGGACATGCTTCAGCGCCGCAAGGCCCAGCGCCATCTGATCGGCGCGAGCGGGTTCCGCCACCCCGGCAAGATCCGGACCGACGAGGAGCAGCTGGACTTGGTCTTCCCGGCCGCCAACGGGGGAGTGCGCGACATGAACAACACCCAGCGCCAGTGGCGGCGCGTTCGGGCCGCGCTGGAACTGCACTGGGTCGTCCCGCACGCCTTCCGCAAGACCGTCTCCACCGCCATCGACGAGGGCGGGCTCTCCGCGCGCGTGGCCGCCGACCAGCTCGGCCACGCCAAAGTCAGCATGACCCAAGACGTCTACATGGCCCGCTGGAAGCCCCACCCCGAGGCCGCGCAGCTCCTCGACGAGCGCTTCGGCGCGATGGTGAAAACGATACGTAAACATGACTTCAACGAGGAAGAGGCCGTGGCGTGA